ACTACTTCGTAGTCGCCACTTCCAAAAATGGAACCGATTAAGGAACCAGCTGTTTTACCTATGGCATGCCCTGCATTACCAAAGCCAAACATTCCACCTAAAGACTTACCTATAATGCTTCCAGTAGAAGCAAAAGGTTTGTCAGATTTCTTTCGTTTGACACTCATGTTTTGCAATTTTTGCTCAAGACTTTTGATCTTGGCGAGTTGATTGCTAACTCTTTTTGGTTTATTATTCTTTTTAGTCATTGTATTGGATACCTGATGACCACAGGGACTGTACATCCAAACTCTACCATTCTTACTATTTTGTTCATAGTAATAGGGGGAAACCGTGCAGTCTCTCGGCGTTTGAGTTAGCACCATTACATGGTTTTGGTTTCTAAAAGAGTTGAACCCAATTGGTGAAGCATCTACTTGAAATTGGTTCAACCAACCACTTGCTGCAATTACAGAAAGTAGAAAACCTAATTTCGGGGAGTGTCGATGTTCAAATTTAAACTGCTCCATACGAGCATCAAGATCTCCTTGATCTGATGGATTATAATGCAGTAAACTAAAAAGTTGCTTGACATGATTAATGGGATAGCATGTCCCATCTTTATAGAGTTGAGAACAAAATGTAAACTCGTCCACAGAACTAGTTTTAATTTCTTTGATCTGTTTTCCTAACAAAGCATATTCTCGGATTACAGTAGCATTATCTGCTAACTCTCTTTCCAACGAGTCGTCCCCAGCTGCCTTACAGTGGCCTTCTGTCTGAGAAAGTTTTAAACTTCCTTCCAATTTGAAAGCAATTTGCAGATGATTAAGGACACGAACTGCTGAGTTAGTACTTGCTGTATTATTCCATCCCGACGGCATTATGCCAAGATAAACTTGAGCAAAGCACGTTCCATCCGAAAGTACGAATACTTTGAATTGTATCACAAAGTAATAGGCTTTGGAAACCTTATACCAATTGGTTTTAAAACCATTGTTCAATAAGGCTCGACGGAAAAGGTCTAAATCAAAATCAGGCGGCTTCATTGAGAAGTCCCACCCCTGTATATCATTTTCTTTAATTTTATAAAGGGTCTTGAAATGTTCCTTAACAGCATGGAGAAACTGTTCAATCTTCTCATCTGAAAAACCGATTCCAGGCTGAGAAGGAATAGAATCCCACTCCTCTATTTCTCTTTTGTTTTGGGCATCAAAGAGTAAACTGCCGATCAAGTTATCTATAAGTGAAACACTATAGATTAACCTAACACGATCTTCGGACAATTTTGTTGTTTTATGGGGTTCATTTTTCACAAAGATCTTAACTGGATCAATGACACCCATCCTTACTAAATCAGTAGGTAGATAATCTTGCGTAAGGTCAAGATTAGCTAGCAGGCGGATTCTCGAAATCACTGCCTCAACAACCCACTCGAGGTGAGTGTTGAGCAGACTCCGATTATCGTGGGCAAGTAAGTTTCCCGGAATTCCAGGAGACGAGTCTGGTTTGACTGCATACTTGCAGAGAGTACGTATTCTAAGGTCAATTTCCGAATAATCTGGTTCTGATTCGGATACTCCTGTAAAACCTGACGGTACTCTCGTAGACGGGTAATGAGATTGTATAATTTCTCCTGCTTCCTTGTAAAACTGACTACTAGGACTCTCTGGCTGGTAGAGGACTCTGGTTGACTGTTTAAGGAGGCTAAGATACTCTGACTTGGAATCTCGGGGTGGCCACTGGTACTGTGCAAGATCTTCGTATACTTCTTTGGCTTGGTCGTAATAACGATTTTCTTTGCTTCGCTTAGAGTGTCCTCCTTTAGTTTCGATCTTTCCAACTTCATAGATTCCAATTCCATTCTCAATTGCCTTATCTCTTCTGCCCCTGAGGATATTTCCTTCTTCGAATCGATATTTTCCGAGCAATTGCATATTCTGCTGGAATGCTCTCGCTTTATCAAGGGGTAAGTCAAAGAAGGGTCCTGAAAACCCTCAGTATTACTGAAGTTAACTGGTACATCTTTTTCAAAAATCATATTGGGGTATTTAGTGTGAAGTTCTTCTTCATCTTCTGCTAAATCAAGATGATCTCTAATATCTCTATCATCAATAGTATAATGGCC